TGCCGATGATTAAGTCTTCGGCCCGAGTGGTACAGGACGAGAGCGGCGAATACTCGGTCAAGATTGTGGACGGCGATAACAACGTCCGCTATGACGTCCGTGGCGAGGCCATGAGCATTAAGGACCTAGTGTCCGAGCTTAAGTCGGCCTACCCGCAGGTCTTCAAGTCCGAGCAGAAGCCGGGAACTGGCATGCCTCCTAACTCTGGCAGGGCCAATAACCAGCAGCAACAGCAGCAACAGCGCCGTCAGACTGCGGATATGTCGCCGACTCAGAAAATCGCGGCGGGTCTTTCCGCCATGGGTCGTCGCTAACCCGTCACACGGGCAACCCTTTGAAGGCTCCGGAGAAATCCGGGGCCTTTTTTATTTTAGGGGTTGACAGTTAACCATACTGTAGGTATTTTCTGGACAACGGTTTCTTTGTATGCCTAGGCGTATGAAGGGGACGGACCTCTTAGGGAGAGCCGAGGATGGTCAATGAAAATCGGGAGACCGAGCCTCATAGACCGTATTGGAATTGAAACCTAAGAGAAGGAGAAGTACACATGGCTTCCGTTACACTCGCCGAATCGGCAAAGCTGGCACAGGACCAACTGGTCGCTGGCCTCATTGAAAACGTAATCACTGTCAACCGCATGTACGAAGTGCTGCCATTCGAGGGTATCGAAGGCAACGCTCTGGCCTACAACCGCGAAAACGCCCTCGGTGACGTGGACGTTGAGGGTGTGGGTGACACCATCGGTTCGAAGGGTGCCGCGACCTTCACGCAGGTCACGTCCAGCCTGACAACCATCATCGGTGACGCCGAGGTCAACGGCCTCATTCAGGCAACTCGCTCGGGTGACGGTAACGACCAAACCTCTATCCAGATTTCTTCGAAGGCCAAGTCGGCGGGTCGTAAGTATCAGGATATGCTTATCAACGGCACGGGTGCCTCTGACCAGTTCACAGGCATGCTCACCCTCTGCGATGCGTCTCAGAAGGTTGCGACTGGTGCCAACGGTGGTGCGCTGAGCTTCACCTTCCTTGACGAAATGATTGACCTTGTCACTGACAAGGACGGTCAGGTGGACTACATCGCTCTGAACGCCCGTCCGCTGCGCTCCTACATGGCGCTGCTCCGTGGCCTCGGCGGTGCGTCTATCTCGGACGTGGTACAGCTTCCATCGGGTGCGCAGGTTCCGGCCTATCGCGGCATTCCGATGTTCCGCAACGACTGGATTCCCATCAACCAAGTGAAGGGTTCGGGCTCTGCTCAGACAACTATCTTCGCTGGTACACTGGATGACGGTTCGCGCAGCCACGGTATCGCTGGCCTGACAGCCTCTAACGCGGCTGGCCTGTCGGTGGTTGACGTGGGTGAGGCGGAAGGCAAGGACGAGCATATCTGGCGCGTCAAGTGGTACTGCGGTCTGGCCCTGTTCTCCCTCAAGGGTCTGGCCCTCGCGGACGGTATCACGAACTAACGAATATGGGGGCGGGATATTCTATCCCGCCTCCTTCTCAATCCTCAGAATAAGGAGACGCGCTAATGGCTGTTTATCTCGTAAAGCTTCCGGCTTCCGCTAAGAACATTCTGCAAAACGGAGTGGACTGTATGGTGGTTGAAGCTGCTTCCGGTCCAGCCGCTATCACGCAGGCCAAGGCGGGTACTAACTCGCCGAACGACACTGCTTGGGATGCGGCTACCGCCACGGCTCTGTCCGCTGGCACCATCTATCTTGAAGCCAAGCTGGTTTCCAGCGTCTAAGGATAGGTGTATTGCGACCCTCGGACGGGGAGGTATTGCCTCCCCGTTTTGATTCGTGTAAGAGAGGATTAAACCCAATCTCGAAAGGAGAAGAACGATGAAGCTTATCATGGTCGGCCATTACGCCGGAAAGAACGTGACTATCAATGGATTCAAGTTTGAGAACGGAGAAGTCGATATTGGCGATGACCTTAAGGCCGCTGACGGTATTGTACGATACTTCTCGTTCTACAATGCGTATCTGGCGGGCTCAAAGGAACTCGCTCTGGCGCAGAAGCATTATGAAGAGAGCAAGGAGGTAGCCAATGGGCAGGACGCTAATCTGGGGGGAGAAGGGTCGGATACGGGCGGAACACAAGCCAACGTCTCCGGAACCGCTGAGGGCGCCTCTGGGGCCGGAAATGCTGGAACTGAGGCCGATGGAGCCGGGGCTGTACCCGCAGGGGACGGAAGTTCGGAAGGACGTGTGGTCAGTTTCAGCCCGCCCGAATCATCCGACGCGCAGGTTCTAAAGATTATCGACGCATTGAAGATGCTCAACCCTGAGAACGACGAGTTCTGGACAGACGCAGGTCTGCCAAAGGTCTCTGCGGTTGAAGAGGCCTCGGGTATCGTCGGCGTTACCCGTAAGGACATTGTCGCCGCGTATCCCGACTTCAACCGGGAACTCGCCATGGCGGTGATGCTGAACAGCCTCTAATAGGGGTAAGGTCGGGAGGAAAATTAAGGGGGTGGCACTAGCCGCCCCTTTAGTTTATGGTCGAACCGAGACAAACTACGGAGAGAACTAATGGCTATAATTGTGGAAGACGGTACACGGGTGGCTAACGCCAATGCATATATCACCGTAGCATATTTCAACACATGGCACGGCGCCCGTGGCGTTGACGTATCCTCGCTTGACACCGTAGAGATTGAGGCGGCTATCGTGAAGGCTACAGACTATGTAGACAAGCGTTTCGCCAATAGGTTTGTGGGCTCCCGGTATACCCGAGACCAGAGCTTGGCGTGGCCCCGTATCAGCGCATGGACAATCCCTGATAAGGATTACATTGAAACAGATGAAATCCCTCAGGAGTTGAAGAAGGCCGTTGTAGAGTACGCCTATATTGCTTTGAAGCTGACGGACCTTCTGCCCACACCCGCCCCAGATTTCAATAAGGTCAACCTAGAGACTGGTGAGACAGAAGTAAGCTCTGGCGGCATGCTACAGCGCGACCTGTCCAAGGTGGGTCCGGTCATGGAAGACAAGTGGTACTCTCAGGACAAGTGGCGGCTGATTCGGGATAACAAAGCGGTCGGTCAACAGTCTGACATGATTTCAAACGTCAACATTCCGGAGTATCCGGTTGCGGATGAATGGCTCAAGCCCATTCTAAAGACCGGGACGCCGATGCAGCTTTCGAGGGGATAATGGTCAACTACGTCCGTAGCGCCGCAACAGCAAAGCGCCTGATTGAGGAAAACGGGCGGACGGTAACTCTGGTTCGCAAGACCCGAACCGCAGAGGACCCGGCCCTGCCTTGGCGCGGACCCGTGGACCCCGGTAATACGACCGTGGCGCAAGTCAAGGCCGTAATATATCCGGTGACTGAGAAGGATGCTATTGACGGGCTCGTGCGCCTAGGTATGGAGACGGCCATGGTGGCTCACGATTCACTCACTCCCGGTCAGGATTTGAGCGATATTGACGCCATCATAGACGGCTCTAATACCTATAAGGTTGTGAAAGCAGTCGTAATCGGCCCCGGCGATACCAAGATTGTATATCAGTTCTATTTGGAGAGGTAAGAAGTGCCAGTAGCTAGCCAAACCGCCGCCCGCGACACCATCTATCAGCTTGTTCTGACAGCTATGGATGCGTCCACCTATGCGGGTATTGACATTTTCTATCCTGACGTCAGGGCGGATGACCCGCCTACGGGTAGCCCCCACTTGAGGGTGTTCACAGACTTGGTAGAGGAGCGGCAGGTTACCCTTGGGGGTATTGGCGGGCGCAGGTACAGGGTGTTCGGACTGGTAACAGTCCAGATTTTCACCCCTTTCGGCGGGGGCCAGAAGAAATCTGACGAAATTTCGGGGGTTGTCAAGGGGGCATTCCGGGGTGTAAATACCGGAGGAGACGCAATTGAGTTTCGCAATGTGCGAGTTGTCGATGTCGGTCAAGCGGGTGCATGGCTACAGACTAACGTACTTGCAGAGTTTAACTACGACGAATTCGCATAAGCAAAGGAGACACATAAATGGCCGAAGTTCAAAAGATTGACTCCAATTCTACGGGTCTCCGCTACGCGCAGGAGCTTACTATCGGAGTTCTGCCCGGTTCCCCGGTTTGGTATCCTCTTGAGCCGAACGAGTATAACGACTTCGGTGGTGAGTATGCGCTGACCGCTCGTCGGCCAATCAACTCGGACCGCCAGCGCCGGAAGGGCGTAATCACTGACCTTGATGCGGCTGGCGGGTTTACGTCAGACCTCATTCAATCCGGTCTCCAAGACATGCTGCAAGGCTTCTTCTTCGCTGACTTCCGTCGCAAGGGTGAAGAGGTAGTCACTGCGGTTGATATCGACGCAGGCAATCCTGACGAATACGAAGTAGCCTCCAACACGGGCTTCCTTGTAGGCTCTATCATCAAGGGTTCCGGGTTCACGAACACTGCAAACAACGGCGTGAATGTCGTAACAGCGGTGACCGCTGGCACGGTAGAGGTTGCCACTGGCGCCCTCACTGCCGAGGCTTCGCCACCCGCTGCGGCTAAGATTACAGTAGTTGGATATGAAGCCACTACGGGTGATATCGACGTTGACGCTTCCGGTACTCTTCCGGCTCTCACTTCCACCACACTGGACTTCACAACGCTCGGACTCATTCCGGGTGAGTGGGTTTACATCGGTGGTGACAGTGCGGGCGTACGGTTCGGCACCGCCGCGAACAACTGTTGGGCTCGCATCTACACAGTAGCCGCCAACCGCCTGACTTTCGACAAGACCTCTACGACAATGGTAACAGAGGCCAACACAACCTCTACCATCCGTATCTGGTTCGGTCGAGTGTTGAAGAACGAGGCAGACGCTTCGCTGCAAGTACGGCGCACCTATCAGCTTGAGCGCACCCTTGGCGCTTCGGACGATGCGCTGCCTTCTCAGATTCAGAGCGAGTACCTCGTGGGTGCCGTTCCGAATGAGGCCACCTTCGCGTTCACTACGGCTGACAAGGCTACCGTTGAGCTTATGTTCATGGCCACGGACCATGAGCAGCGCACGGGCGCCACAGGTGTTAAGTCGGGCACACGTCCTGCTCTCGGCACCGAAGATGCCTACAATACGTCCAATGACTTCGCCATCCTCAAGATGCATGTTCTGGACCGTGCCGCTGGCGCCAATCCTTCTTCGCTCTTCGCCTTCCTGCAAGAGTTCGAGGTAAGCGTCAATAACAACGTGTCGGCGAACAAGGCTATCTCTCGCCTCGGGGCCTTCGACATGACGGCGGGTATCTTCGAAGTCACAGGTACTGCTACCGCCTACTTCTCGAACGTGACCGCCGTACAGTCTGTCCGCAATAACTCGGACGTGACGATGCACGGTATCGTGGTCAAGGAGAATGCGGGCATGGCCTTCGACATTCCGCTCATTGCCCTTGGCGATGGCCGACTGAACGTCGAGATTGACGAGCCAATCGTGCTTGACTTGGAAATGCCTGCGGCTGCGGACGAGGTCTTCAACCACACGCTTCTGGTTGTGTTCTACGACTATCTGCCAACCGCAGCGGGCTAAGTCAACATATAGCTTTACAAAACCGGACTAGGTGTATACAGATATGTTTACACCTAGTTCTCAATGACAAAAAGGAGACGATGACATGAAGAACGTATTTGAGCTTTTCGGCTCTAACGAAGACCGCGAAGTTTCTGGTACTTGGGTATTCCCCGCAGGCGAGTTTGAAGGCGCCCCTGAGTTCAAGATTGCCCGCGCTGGCGGCGCTAACAAAAAGTTCA